CTCCAAATTTCTTATCAAACTCAAATAAATCCTGTGCTATAGGACAATTATCTTCTTCGTTTGGTTTGAAATATTTACATTTTTGCCAGCATAAACAATGATCACGATGTTTACCAACTAGTTGTTCTTGCACAGCAAGTTCTTTTCCGAATTTTTGAATTTTAGTTATCATATTAAATAGGTTTATCCCATGTTTTTCTTGGTCCTCTTTCAGGTATGCCATCCTTTGGAATAGCTTTTACATCAACTACTTCTACTCCATCTAAAACAACACTTGCAAAGTCAGTTTTCTTATCACTCCCAGGCTCTTGGGAGGATGCTAGGGCGATTTCTTCTGTTGGTTCATTGATACTTACATCTGAAGAAGTCTTACTTTCCTGAAGCCTCTTAATTAATTCTTCACCTTTACTAGGTTTTCGTATTTCTTCAAGAACTTTTTCTGGGGTTGTATCTTCAGGGACCGGATGTTTCCCCTCATCTTTGCCGGTCCCTATGCTTTTTTTGAGGTTGGAATTTTAGTTGGATCGTTTCCTATAAATTTTCCCTTCTGAAAAACATTATGATCGTCATCCACAAATTCTTTTAGGAAATGCCATCCTTGAACTTTATTGACTGGCTTAATAACTTGAACAACTTCTGGTTCCGGTTCTGGTTCTGGTTCTTTTTGAAGAGGAATTGAAATAGGCTCTTGTATCACACCTGATTGTGTTTCGAGTTTAACAGGAATATCATTTGCTTTATCGTATTTATCATATTGTTGTTTTAAATCTTCAACAGGAGGAGATAATGATGCAGCTTCTTCATCTAATTGATCTCTTTCTCTGATTCTTTTTTCAACTTCATTTTCGATAATGGCTTCCATTCTTTCTGAATTTATTTCTCCTGTTTCTGTAGACTGTACAGGAGAATCCTCAGTCATCAATTTAATATTTTGTGCCACTAAAGCTGTCATACCAAGAGCAACAATAGGAAGTAACGCGCCTGCAATCCAAGATATAATTACTTGATACATTTCCGCATTCTCAGCCTGCACCCCTATAAGAATAGATTTCTGCCAATACATCCAATCATTGCTTCCAGATGTGGCCATGTATTTAAACGAAGCGTAAACGTTTGCCGTAACCTGCAATGCCGTTAATAGAAACATTAAAGCCCAAGGAAGAAATTTATCTTTGTTTTTGGTCATTAATATCGAAAACAATACTGATGCTTGGCCAATTTCATATGTTATACCAAGAAGTATTGCAAGACTCATTGTGTTTGCCAAATTAAAGAATGTAATTGAATGTAAGGTCGATACAAATCCTACAAACAAATACAAAAAGGCAAAGGTTATGATTAACCCCCAATAAAGTCCTTTATTCGTAATTTTTAAATTTCCTAATTTCATACTTTTTCATAATATTTTGTTACGTCGAATACAGACTGCATAAAAGCACTAATATCACCGACACATATCTTTTCCGAAATTCGTTGACATGGAAGTTTAGAAATTTCATCACAAAAATCATAAATTTCTCCAGGAGTATGTTCTTCTTTTACAAACTCCTGTATTTTCTCTCTAACATATGGCTCCATTTCTCTGTCTGATGAATTTAAAAATTCTTTCAAAACAGTGAAAAATGTACTTGCCAATTCTTCGTTAAATGGTTTCATTATTTTTTGTTATTAGTGTCTTTTACTTCTTCTGCCCCTTTAACTACTACAGTCGTCGTTGTATTGGCTCTAATTTTTTCTACAGCACTTTGAACTGCCCTTGCTTTATCTTCAGAAGAAGCAGCTCTGTCATTAGCCAATTTCAATTCAAAATTTAATTTCTTAATACTATCCTGTGATAATTCATAGTAAGTGTTAAATTTTGTATTTAACGAATCTATAGTGTGTATGTATTGTTTGTCAGTAATATTCAATTTCATATTACGACTACAACTTTGTGCGGATTTAAATACAAATAATACTAAAAGTATTAATGCAATCCATTTAAGATTTTTATTAAACCACTTTTCCATTATGCTTTTTAAACTATATATTATTCTTTTGGGACATCATCCACGCCTGGATCGAATACTTCGCCTACAGACTCTTCATTAATCTCAGGTTCTTGTTCAGGCTCCATTTCAAGATAGAATCCTTGTGCCATTGCACCCCATCTCTGTTGTAAAAACTCAACATTTTTTAAATTATCTCTTGCATCTTGAACTGTTTGTCCAAAAAGATTAAAACATTTGAAATAAATCTCATGTTCTGATTCAAAATCTAATGCTGACTGAAGACCAATTCCACCAGGATTTGATAGAATATAGAATGTAAATTCAGCAGCTTGATACCCAAGCTCTAAACCTTTGCCTTTTTTCCCTTTAAATAAAGTATTAGCTGCATCAATTTCTTCAGCTAATTTAATAACCCCCATCCATGCATTTTCTTTCCACATACATCTGTGCATTATGAAATGCTTTAAATAATCACATATTTCTTGTCCTTCTTCTGGAGTTCCTATTTTATAAATAGTTTCTTTCCATTCTTTAGCTGCATTTTCATAATCAAGTTTTGCTTGAGCAACCTCTTCTTCAGAAGGTTTATTTATTGATGGGTCGCCAACAATTTCATTAAGTTTCTCAGTAAGTTCCTGAGTGTTGTTAATTTCTAGTTCTGCCATTTTTTACGTATTATTTGAATTATAATTAAAATCTAAATTGCTATCTATAGTTGCATTCTGTGCATAATAATGATGTGTTTCTGTTTCTTTTGATCTTCCTCTTTCTTTTAAGGAATATCTATTGTTACCAGTTTCAATCAATCCTCTGACTATTAAAACTTCTTCTTGACCATCTGTAACAAGAGAAGTTCTCCAAAAGGGTTGATTTGTCGATGGATCTTTATAAATGTAAATTTGTCGTATTCCTTTGTGCGATTTTAATAATCTTATAAAGTTTTCTATCGGATAAACACAAACTGATTGTGGCTTGCTGATCAATTGATTTTTCTTAATACAAAATGTCATGAAAACTGGTTGATCAATATACTGTACATTATACCCTTTTAATGCTTCATCAAGCCCTCTCATCAAATAAAAAACCTTGGTTATTTTTTATATGCCAAGCTTTAACAATAGTTTTAAATGCTTCTTTATGCTCTTCAAGTTCATCTCCTTGACATACAATTTCTTGTATTAATGTGGATTTTGTATGAACTGCTAAAATAGATGCCTTTGCAATTTTAACTTGTTTTTCAGCAAACATTTCTTCAGCAGCAATGGCATAAGCGCCAAGCTGATGTTTATAAATCTGTTCTTTAACAGATCCTTTGACAATAAATTTACTAGTAGTTTTAAAATCGGTGATTACGCGGCCAATACCATTTTCATTGAAGAAAACATCTGTTTTGCCACGATAAAATAAAGATGGAGAATAAAGGACGAGTTCGGTTCCTATAAGATCAGTATATGAGTTGGCATAGTCCGAATAATAGAAATTCAAAAATAATTCTCGTCCTTTATCTATTTTCTCCATCGGCACACCTTCCTGTTCCAACAACATTGGTGAAACCTGTTGAGTGTGTTGAAGAGCCATAGAGGGATCTTTACTCTTCGCTAATTCTTTTACAAAATTTTCAATGAATGAATGCATCGCTGTTCCACGATGCCAAGCGGCTTCCGTTATTTGCTTTGCTTTTTCTTCTCCTACTTCTTCAATAAACTTTAAATACTCAGGATCAACAATCATATCACCTAAAACAGTTGTGACTCCTGGTACTTTGAGCGGATAATAGGCCGCCGGGTTTCCATAATAATCCTTTAACCACTTTATTTTCTTTGGGTTAAAATTGTTTATAGTTAATTGGCTCAAGGGTCTCTAAATTTTGTAATATATATTTATATAATAAATTAATAAAAAGTTTTATGTATCATATTGTTTATATGACAACTAATCTAATTAATGGTAAACGATATATAGGAGACCATTCAACAACTAATTTAAATGATAATTATTTAGGGAGTGGATTAGCTATAAATAATGCTATTAAAAAATATGGTTCAAAAAATTTTTGTAAACAAGTTCTTGAAGAGTTTAATACAAAACAAGAAGCTTTTAATGCTCAAGAAAGATATATTAAAGAATTTGATACATTAGAACCAAACGGATATAATATTAGTCCAAAAGGTGGTCATCAAATATCAAATGGTATTTCTGATGAAACAAAGAAAAAAATTAGTCGTACATTATCTGGACGCTCATTATCTGAAGAACATATAAAAAATATGACAATTAGCCGAATAGGAAGAAAACTTTCTAATAAGACAAAGAAAAAATTAAAAAATTCTTTAAACGGACATATAGTTTCAAAAGAAACAAGAGACAAAATTAGTAACTCACATAAAGGTAAAAAACTTTCTGAGGAAACAAAAATTAAAATAGGATTGGGCGTTAAAAAACATTTTTAATCCATTCTGCTACTGTACTAATTATAGGAAATTTTATTAATGCCCATGTCAATAATCCTATAATAACTGTTCTTGAAACTACCCATTTTAATGATAGTCTTTTAAATGCGAATCTGTAGACAATACCATAAGCTAAAGTTGGCTCATTATTTTCATCATAGAATTGATTGAATTCTGGAACAATGTATTCCGCAAATTGTAAATCCTCATCAATATAACGATGAATAGGCCCAAGAGTTTCAACTACTCTTAATCGTTTGATACTGTCAGGCAATGCTCTATCTTCCTCTGGTAATCTTATAGGAAAATAAACTGTATAAAAAAAGTTATGTCGCATGTCATACTTATTATAAGTAGATTGAGGATCATCCTTTTCTCTATCTATAACTTTGATCCATGCGGCATAATTTTGGAAGTCTTTTATGACCATCCAAACCGCCCATTTTTTTGGATTGAACGGATGTATTTTACTCATTTTCTTCGTGATAAGCTTCAATAAGTTCAGGATATTTTTTAGTAAGACTATCAGCTACATCTTGTCGTGCTTTTCTTAGTCTTGTTTTAACTGTGTTTAAATTCCAATTTAAACTATCAGCTATATCCTGTAACTGTTTTTTGTTTACTTCCCTTTCAAACATTACTGTTTTATAAGGTTCTTCTAATAAATCAATCTCTTTAAGAGTTAATTCGTAAAGATGCTGTGTTAATTCTTCACCTGTAGGTCCGATACATTCAAGATCCATATAAAAAGGATTTGAATAAAGTTTTAAAACTTTTGACTGGTTTTCTGATAATTGTTCGTGTGAAAGATTTCTTCTGTTAAGGCGTAATTGTCCAAGTGCTTCATTCTTTGCAATTGCATAAACCCATGTAGAAAAACTCCATTTAGTATCATACTGGTTTATTTTTTCCCAAATGCTAACAAATGTAGCAGAGACAATTTCTTGACATAAATCTTTATCTCCATTAACATATTTACCAACAAACAAAGACAATCCTGGTTTTAGACGTTCAATTAGTTCCTTAAAGGCATATTGATTTTTATCCTCTAAGAAATTAACTGCTAATACTTGAATCGACTTCTCTTTTTCTTTTCTATGCATACACCAATATTATTTTCCAAAAAATAGAAATCACATAATAGAACTAAATAGTTGAGAAATTAATCCTCAACTATTTGTTCTACGTAAGAGTTAACGTTAGTAAGGATTCCTGCTACTTGAACGTATGGGAAATTTCCAAGAACGTTAATAACCTGAGTTAATGTATTATGGTCCATGACCTCAACATTAATTGCATTGATAATTCCAGCGATCTGGTTGAAAGGATGTTGTCCGATCGATTTTAAAACGGCATCCTTAAATTCAGGCTTGACTCTATATGTTGGAACATATGGTTTGGTTTCGACTTGCTGAGTTGCGTCAACCTGAGGTTTCTGTGCTTCTGCCATAAAATTTAATTTTAGATTTTACAATTAGTTTATTTATATATATCTTGACTTTCAAGAATTTTCCCGGGATATGCTAATTTAACATCCGTACTGCTGTTAATATTTTTTAAAAAAGTTAAGTCTCTGTTAAAATGTAACCTTCCTTTTGAAGCATCTCAATACGATGTTCAATTTCATTTTGTAGGATAAGAACGTGGTTTGTAACAGAACCTGTTTTTGCTTTGTAAGTAATGATCGTTGTTAGCCACTCGCTAGGAAAATCATCTGTCATAAATTCTATGACCAAAGGTGACCTTGGTTTTGTAAGCTTATGTAATTTTTTATAATTTTTAAAATTCTCTATGTTATCGTCTTTCATTATAATGATTTATTAAAAAGCACATAATCAAAATATCTTTTGTATGAGTTAAATAACTCATCAGGAGGTAAAACCATATAGTTAAGGTTCTTTTCATCTCCAAATTCATGAGCACATTTAATTACTAAACAATTAACAGAACCACTCATGAATTTTAGATAATTATTTCGTACTTTCTTTTGCAATTCAAGATCTTCTTCATGAATATCAGTTTTTCCTTGTAAGTAATTGCGATCGTCTCCCTCTCTTTTTACTTTTAATCTTTCTTCGGCCACAGCATTAGGAACATCAAAGAAAATGTTTAAATCAGGATATGGAAGACTTAAAAATTGAAATTCGAATTCAAAAATCCATTCTTTCATTCGAGTAATATCTTCTTCATTATCAAATTTTGCACACTGATACGCGATATTCGAGTACACATATCGATCCAAAAGAACTACATCATTTTCTTCTAATGCCTTTTCTAATTCAGGTAAAAACCTGAATCGATCCATTGCATAGATATTAGCAACAAAAAGAGGATCAACTTCGTTTGCTTTTCCGAATTCTCCTCTTAAAAATCTTGCGATCACATCAGAAAACTGATTGTGCCCATACATTGGAAAATGATAATAGGCATATTTCAGATTTTTTTCTTCAAAATATTGTTTAGCTTTATCAGTTTGAGTAGATTTTCCCGAACCATCAATTCCTTCGAGAACGATTAGTTTACCTCTTGACATAAATATAGTTTTAGATAATTATCTATTCTATAAGTCAATGAGTAAAAAGTTTTGTTTATTTAAATAATTTTGGAAATAAAACTCTTGGAAATATTGATATGGCATGATTTAGAAGAAACCCTACTGCGAAAGCTTCAATTAATGACCAATCTAAATTAAATATAGCTTTAATTGCAATTCCATATAATAATGATGCAAAGGCTGAATCCAATACAACGAAAAGTTTAGATAGAAAATAAAATTTAACAGTGTGTTGAGTAGGTTGTTGAGATTGAGATTGCTGTGTCGGCATTGATTGAGGAGGCACAAACGTTTGCTGTTGTGGTGGAGGAGGCAGCGGTTTACCTCTTTTCACCGCATTCAATCTGTCTCCTAATGAATCATTGTTTATCATAAATCTAATTACAAATCCAACCTATAAAATCGTCTTCTTTATCAAGAACCATATGTACGCTTATGTGATATTGGTCAAATCCTTCTGGTGATAATTTATATGGATTGTTAGTCCAAAGTTTTTTACCATCTTCTTCGATATATGATTTCTTTTTAAAATAGGGGACAAATCCTGGGGTTACATAAGGTACTGCATGTCTTCCTGCCCATTTGTCATCATGTCTTCGAAGAACTTTAACCATTTCTTCTATATCATCAACATAAAAGCTATCAGTGCCAGGAATGTTTTTAAATCTTCGAGCTAATGTTTGAAATACTGTTGGTAACTCTCTAGCTCGTCCCTTTACTGTAGCTTTATTGAAATGACCTATAATAGGATATACTGTTTCTCTAACTAACATTATTTTTTAACAACTTTATCCTTGGTATCTTCTTTTACTTCTTTTCCAATTTCTTGATCTTCTTTCTTAGCTTTAGCTTCTACTTTTGGTTTAGCTTCAACAGTTATCCCCGTTGATTTCTTTTCAGAAGATTCGTTTTCTTTTTTACCTTCTTCAGGTGCTTTAGTTTCGCCCCCAGGGAATTTTGTTTCAGGAAATGGCACAGCTTTTTCTCTCTTTCCACCTTCTGTGTCTTTGGTCTTAATGTCACCATATAAACCAGGTTTAAAATCATTTACAGATTTCAAATTAGTATCAAGATGGTAGCCAGGTTTGAATTCATGATATGACATTTCTACTTTTACTTCTGTCTTACCTTTATGGTATTCTTTCTTAAGCCAGTCATAAGCCTTTTTACCTTCTTCAGGTATAATCATACCATTATCATCAGGTAAATTTCCCGCCTTTTCTTCTTCGTTTAATGATAAAGACTTAGTTAAATCTTCTTCATTTACTTTATCATAAAGTTTTCCTAAATATTCATGAATATTAAAACTTCCGGCTTTCATAATGCTAATATTTTATTTTATATATCTTAATCTTAATAGACAGTTGATGCTGTCCAATATTTTCCCATTTTATTGTACCCTGCGTACTTAACCCATTCATCAAATTCATCTTTGGACATAGCCATTAAATCCTTTTTCAATTCATCACGAATTTCTTCATCGAATTGTTGAAGTATTTCATTGATAAGATCGATCTTATTTAATATATGTTGGCTTTCAAAGACAAATTTAGCGCGCATATAAACTATTAATTTATTTATATATCACACAAAAAAAGCCCGCACTTAGGCTGCGGGCAAGTCTCTAAATTATATTGTATTTTTTCTTATACATTCCATTACGAGAACCAGAAACAAGATAACCTCGGTTTTTCATACCATTATTCTCGCTAATTTTTTGCCGGGTTTCTATTGAGCGAGTTATTCCTTTATTTTTAGACTTTCCCTTTTCAGAGTTACTAATTTTTGTTTTTGTTTCTTCAGAATGTATTCGTCCTTTCATTGGAGATTGTCTTCCTCTTTTTGACCCTCCTTTACCTCCAATGTTAATATTATAACATAATGGATTTGTTATTATATCTTCGATAACAAATTGTTTTTCAAAATTTAAGGCATCGTCAAAAGAATCAAAAAATTGGATGATTTCTCTTTTAAAATTTTCACGGCCATATTTTTTGATAGCCTTTAATAATAATTTTCCTGATCCTAGATAATTATCGTTATCTTTGTCAGAAGAATGAACACCATAATAAAATTTTTCATTTATGATGTTT